CTCTCAAAGTCATATATGCAGCAACCCCAAGTAGTTAAGCAACATGTTTAACAAAATGGGGTTTTTGACTATCTGGCTTTTATGCAGCTTGTGCAGTCTGTCAGCCGACAGTGAAACTTCCACTGCATATGAGAATACAACATCATTGTCACCAACATCTATGTTGCCCAGTAATGTCTCGACTACTTCAGAACCTGCACCGTCCCCTACCACCTTGACTCCCACAACCCAGTTGCCATTATTCAGTGAGAATGAATTAAATAACTCTATTATAGTTATCCTCAATCAAACGAATATTGGCAGGCGGACTGTCCGTTCGGTGCAATATTTCACAGACAGAACAACCAGAATGAGAATGGCACTGAAACTATTAGAGTCTGCATATTATGCTGGATACAGGGCAAAGAGCTACGAAGACTCTACTGCAAAACTGTTTGGAACCTTCCTTAAAGGCTTTTCTGCACTGTTTCTTCAACCAAGCAAACCTAAATTAAAACCTACACCTGAAACCATGGTAGGGCAACCTCCTGAACTCCAAGAAGTTGATACCTCAGATGAAATGGAGGGTACCTATTACAGTTTTCAATTAAGAGAAGCGAGCAGAGGCAACAATTTCACGACCACCATTTTCCTAGATTTGGTTGCTAACAAAACCATTAAGTTCCCAGTCCCAGATACAGGCTACATGTTAGGATTTGGCAAGCAAACAAGCTTAATATGTAACGAAGCAAAACCAGGAACTGATGATCATAATGTGGTAAAGAAAGAATGGGTTTATCCCTTTAATGAACAGACTGAGTGTCATGCAGACAACGATGTTTATTTGGAAAATTTGAATTACATCAATCTGTTCAAATCAAGTCTAGATAATAGTGGATTGGTTGTTATAAACTACTTAACGACTTATCTAAGATTCCGATATTACAACTGTGAGATGCTGATTGAAGTTGCAGGTTGTGTTATGCGTACTGTTAGATTCGCAAGATGGGCATATTTTGACTTCAACAATGACACACATGCATATCCTATTGCTCACATAATGATCAATAGGCATGTGGACAACACAGGTTGCATGATTGCCCTCTGCGCAATTATCAATGATGCTGAAGAAACCATCACACGCAGTAAGTTCAAAGGTGTACTAATTCATGTACAGCCAGAAAGAAAACAACTGAGGCATCTGCTCTCTGTTGAGCCTTCACATGACAATGGAGCTGTTAAGCAAAAGTATCGAAATAAATGCAACACCAAAAATCAGTTGTTGCCATACATGAGGTCAATCATCCACACTCTCAAAAATCCATTACCAGGGCAGAAGGTTGCATTTTGCAATGGGACAAAGCACACAAGTCTTCCATTAGGCAGTCTGCACCAGTGCTACTCAGTTGCTAATGTACAAACCCACCATCAGTGTCCAGGGTTATCGCATAATGTTAAGGCGGTCTATGATGAAGAGAATGTCAGTTGTACCGTAGACTACCACACAATAGAGTGTGACCAGGGCTATTACTGCTTCCATCTCAAAATGAACGGCAGTGGACCTTACACAGTGAGAGGGGATGGCTATTCACATGTGGATACCTGTGATGGAAGCTGCACTGTTAAAGTTCCCCTTACAGAAAGCAGCTTTGTTATAACTTGCCCAGATGGTGAAGGCCACCTACTTCGTTACAACTTATTCAACCACAGCTGTCCCCTTATAAAGTATCTTGGAAACAGTGCTTTCTTCATCTGTAGAGCCACTAAAAGACCTGGTGTCTTTTATGCAGCATTCTTCTGGCTTTTTGGTGGTTGTCCATTCACTTATCTGGTCTTTACCTTATTAAAATATGGAACTCTGTTCTTAACAAAAATCATTATAAAGCTGAAACTCTTGGCAGACAGAAGTAAAGGAATATGTCAACAGTGTGGTGACTTCGTCAGAAGCAGACCTGAGTGGCAGAGGCATGAGGACTGCAAGTTTGGAAACTGTCCTTACTGCAGATCACGTTTGAGTCTGTCCAGCCTAAAAAAACATATTTGCCAATGTCTTGAGAGAGAAGCAGTCCTAGACAGAGATAGTACAACCGTTGAACGGCGACTTGTGCCTAGCATGCTAAGACTTCTAGGTACAGTAATCTGTTGGCTTCAGAGAGCAGCTGTAAAATCTACTTGGTTACTGGTCAGTTTTGTGCTTGTCATTGTGCTGATTAGCCCTGTACAGAGCCTTCACAATGTAAACCTGAAACCCGGCCTCTGGGAGAAAGAAGTTGTTGAAGTTGAGCTCTGTGATGACAAATGTTATGTCAGCAATGACAGGTGTTACTGTAAGCCCAACACTGAAGACACTTCAAGGCTAGAAGCAGGCAACAGGAAGTTATTAGAGGTGGACTTCCCATTCAAATTAGGCTACTATGGATCTAAGGCAGTGCAAATTTGGAACAACACAGTAAGTGCCAGTGTGGTACTGGACGTAAAGACTCCTTGGGGCACTGTAAATGTTGGCAAGACACACAGCCCTTCATACTCAACGTCTTCAATTAGAATGACCTGGAGCTCAGTAATTAAAGATGACCATGGCCATATCATACTATCCGGTAAATCTACCTCTTTAATGCCTGTCGGAAAGGACACTGGTTTAAGCTGGGAGTTAACTACTGAAAAATCAAGCGAAAAGAGGATTTTAACAGTGAGTGTATTAGACTCAACTCAAATCTACAATGCCAGATTTAATTACCTTACTGGTGATAGGAAAATTGGCAGCTGGATGCATGGTACCTGTTCCGGCAACTGTCCTGACAAGTGTGGATGTGACAGAACCTCTTGTATAAGTCAGACTTGGATGAAATCTAGAAACTGGCACTGTAATCCTACCTGGTGTTGGCGTGTTGATGAGGGTTGTACTTGCTGTGCAGCAGATGTGGAGACTCTCTACAATGACTGGATTGTCACCAAATGGTCATTAGAATACGTTTCAACTGAAGCATTGATTTGTGTGGACTATGACCATGACACTAGAAGCTGTGACATCTTAAATGGTGAATTGACATTTCATGCAGGACCTTACAAAGTTCAAATCTCAGAAGTCATGTCAGAAAAGTTCAAACTGCCTGATGAAATAAGTATCTTTCACAAAGTGCCTGGAGACGACACTAGAATAGACCTCATGAAGGTTCATCATGTTACTAGTGCAAGAAACATGTGTAAGCTACAATCATGCACACATGGTAGTGCTGGAGACTCTCAAGTTTACAATCTTAACCACTTTATATCTAATGACATTAGGTCTGAATACTTCTTCTTGCAGAAGGATAAAAAGAAAGTTGAAAGAGAGCACTGGATGAGTTGGGAAGGAGTAGACCTCGACTATCATTGTGACTCAGGACACTGGCCCAAGTGTTATGCTAATGGAGCAGTGACTCACAACAAAGAAGCCTTTGAAAATCTACTGAAAGTGGAGCAAGACTATCTGCAATCCTTCTTTTTTCATGTACTTGCTTGCCGCCTTAATGGTAGCATACCAGCTCTTGAGCTACAGGCCCGACCAAAGCGCCAGGCAGGTAACATTAATGTCTATGTTGAAGTCAACAAACTCAGACTGAACCCAATCGATGCTGAGATAACTGAATTGAAAATGTCAATATATGAGTGTAAAGGTTGTTATGGCTGCCTGGAAGGTGGAGAATGCACTATAGGCTTTCTGATCAAAGGAGTAGAAAAGATAGGTTTACATGTGATTTCAAGAACAGATCATGTGACTGTTTCGGAGTCCACCATCATAGTGTCTGCATTAGAGCGTGCAAAAACCACTATTAAATTCTTTTCAGCTGTTAAGGTCAAAGAACTATGTTTTACTGTTGAAGAATTAGACATCTGCAAGTCCTGTGACCCAGATTATAAAGTATGCAAAACAACAGAGTTGAAAGAGCCAGAAGGGATTTTAATTGAACATCGGGGCTCTCTCATCACTACGCAAAAGGATAATTGTACTGGCAAAATTGTCTGCTGGTCTGGAAGCTTTCTTAGCCTTTTCTCAGGATTGGGTAAATTTTTATCATTCCTTGGAGGTGGGCTCCTAAAAGGAGTCCTTTACATTCTTTTACCAGGCCTGGTTATTTTTGCTTTTATTGTGTGGGGACCACAGCTTCTTAGCCTAATGAGAGCCAAAGGACTGATTAGAAGAGGCTTGAAAGGCAGGCTTCCACTCAAAATGGATGAAGGAATACTAAGCTTAGAAAAAATGTTCACCAAAGACAAGCTGCAACAAGATGACCTTCTTAACTTGATTGTTAAGAACAAGTAAACTGCTACGCCACTATAATCCTATATAACTGCGGCATAATGGCTAAGCAGTTGATTATGTATGCAAACTAACAGTGTATCTACTAATCATGCACATTCTAATCATATAAACAACATGGTCTAATTACAAATGGGGTGTGCTGCCACAATTTCTT